TTATATCACATTGATGCACTCATTGTTCTCAATGAAGCGGTAGAGGTCTTTACGCATCACACGGTAATGACGACCGATCTTGTAGGTTTTGATTTTACCTTCGCGAAGGTATTGTGCAATGGTAGAGAGTGGGAGGTTCAGCATGGTAGCAATATCCTTTGGGCTGAACGCTATCATTTTATCCCATGTTCCTTCTTTTGTCGAGAAGAAGTTATCCAGTTCTTTGTTGAACATTGTTGTCTTTCCTTTCTTGGTTGATTGTAGTGGTGCATGTCTTATGGTTTTCTTATCGCTGCCTCTCACATCCGTCAAGCTGCTTCATTCTGTGGTGGGTTTGACGATGCGAGAGGCTGTGATAAGAGAGGTACACAAGGAGGATATAGGAGGCGATAAGGAGAGCTTCAAGCACCCTGCTTCGCAGGCGGGCTTGAAGTATCTTATATATAAGGAAGGTTTTGTCTCTCTTATATAACTTTTCTCCTCTTTCTCTAACTTGTGTGCCAGCAAGGGTTTTTTCAATTTTTGTATATTTGTGTGCCACCTAGAATGATTCTCAGCGAGAGCGCAGCAGTTTGATGTTCTTGACGCATTGTGCCCCTCGTTCATCCTGCTGTGTCATTATCCCTTCGTCCATCATTTCTTCGATGCTGCGTTCATTCCCCTCTTTCTTTTTGTCTCCATCCATATCCATTGCTTTGAGCCAATAGGCAGCCGCCATTGTGACAGCATCCAAGCGGTCGTCATGAGCGATGGCGTTCTTATCACGGCAGATACGGGTCATCTGGTAGATGAGGCTGTATGCCTGTCCCTGTTCGTACCGCCGATAGTCGCTTTCGATGACGCTCTGGTTGACGATGAGCTTATGCCGCATGAGGATAGGCTCTAATGTGTCAATGATGCGCAGTTCTTTTTGTTTGGTGTGCTTGACTTCGGTGATGGCGCAGGGGTGTATCTTAGCAAAGATCGGAGACATGATTTTGGTGAACATTCCGTCACCAAAGTTTGCCTCCACAATTACTTCATTGACCTGCCAGAACTTTGCCAACTGTGCCATCTGTGTGAGGGCAAGGTCGCTATAGCCCTCGGTGAAGCCTCCTACGTCCATGAGGAAAAGATAACCATTGAGGGCTTTCACGACTGCATAAGCACTCTCGTCGCTGCCGCGTCCCGCAGGGTCAATCGCCATGACGGTGCCTGTGTAAGGTTGTGTCTCTGGGCTGCGGGAAAGGGGCGCATAGTACATATCCCCATTCATAGCGACGCATGGGATGTCTCCGAGCCGCTGTGCGCTGCCGTTTGCCCACGCCCATTTGGTGCTTGTTTCGTGCGGGTCAAGGCTGTCAATGATGAGGTCAGAGACTTTGAGCGGATATTTCTCATAGTCACTAAGGTTGGTGTTGAGCATGAACTGCAAGGCAAAGCCCGCACGCCCATAGGAGAGGCGTCGCTTTTCGATTTCGATGTCGTCAAAGCGTTTGGGGTCTGTGGGTTGCCCTGCGTACTTCTCTGGGTCGCTGTAGTATCGCTCGGTGATGAAGGGGGCAAGGCTACCACCGTAAGACAATAGCTCTGCTTCGCTCTCGGGGTAGAGGACTGTCCAGATGCGTGTGCTATAGCCGCGCTTCTGTAAGGTGTTGTAAAGGCTGGCTTCATTCTGGGGAGTGCCGAGGTAGATGATTTGTCCACCAGGCTTTAGGATGGCGTCATACTCTTTGACTGCCTCGGAGAGTTTATCCCGTTGCAGCTGTGTGCCGCTGTTCTTCGGTACTTCTACCATTGTATTAAAGGAAGGACGCTACACCTTCCCCCATCTTCTATTTAAGGCATCCACGACGTTGTCATGCTTAGTGATGAACATGCAGGTGTCTTGGGAATAAACTTTGTTCCCTTTGACACGCATGTCCTTATCCAGACACATATTCGATGCATCCTGCTCCCATTCTGCATATCCTTCGAGTTGCTGAATGGAGTTAAGGAAGTTCTTGAATGAGTGCCATCGCTTATCCACCGTACATCCTGTGTAGCATGTGCGATACGCTCCGTAACAACGTTTGAGCATATTTGCCCAGAGATCGTAAGCTCTGCGGATGACGGACGTTCCACGCGCGGGAATCTTGATGTCCGTATCTAAGTAACCTACACCGTATACGGTTTTTGCTCTGCAATCCTCGATATGCCCAGTCATAATGTTTGTAGTCTGAACATTACATACCCATCCACTTTCCACAAAACGAATGGTGGCGCGGGGGTGTTGCTTCTTATTATTAGGAAGGCGTTTTCCTGGGGTATATTCGAGAATCTTGATTTTTCCTTTTGGTGTATCTACGATTGAACCTACTGCATATTTTTGTGTCATGTTAGACAAGCTCCTTACATAAAAAATGCTCCATATCACTATGGAGATTAGACTATATCTTCAACTAAAAGTTGCCCCCCGCTTCCCATCGCTTGATGGTACTTCCTTTCGGAATAGTCGTTACACGTTCCCTAATAAGGGCTTCGCACGGTATTGTCTCAGAGAGAGAGTTTCACCGTTTTCAAGGGGTTTATAGACGACGCAAAGTTCATCGTCTGAAATGAGCAGGTCGGCGCGTGTACCTGTGATCTGTCCTGTGATACCGACGGACTTAACGCTCGGGGAGATGTCTGCCTGTGCCCCGCCGACGTTGAAGATGTTCTGGGTGTCGAGCTGGGTTTTGTCGGCTTTCATGTCCGCAAGGAAGGGGATTGTCCGTATGATGCTTTTGACAAAGCGAGCGTTGTCATCGGCGCGGTCACGGGAGGCTGAGATGATGAGGACTTTGAGGTCACGATTCGACCAAAGCCGCCACACTGCGTAGGCGCAGGTCAGAAAGCTCTTGGCGACGCCGCGAAAGCCTTGGATGACGATGCGGTCGCTCGGAGGGTTCTGCAAATACTGTGCGATGTCTACCTGTATGGGTGTGGGGTCTGGCAGTCCGATGGATTTCCATACGATATAGACAAAAGCCCAGAAGTGCTTCTGAGCCTTTGCAATATCTGCGTCCGACCAGTTCAATGGATGACCTCAGTACCGTTTACGAGATCAGGGATGCTGTTCATGTCGCGGACGATGGTCTCCACGCCCTCGGTCTCGGTGGTGGTTACAAAGTCGTTGTCTTTGAGGAACTGGCGCACCTTGGCAAGGAAGGCGGGGTTCTTACGCATCTCGGGGTCATTCAGTCCCTCGATGAGTGCGTTCGCTTCCTGCTGAGCAAGGGCGTCGATAAGTTCCTGTGGGAGTTTGATTCCTGCCATGTTGTTTGGCTCCTTTCTTTAGAAATGTACTTTCCACTGCACTTCGCCGCCATTTACTTTGCCCGCTCTCAGGTCGTAATGAATCTCTAGGGCGACGGAGTGGTTCTTGCTATAGTTCCGCTGAAGGCTGACGGGGATGTAGGGTTTGCTGTCGTGGACGCCTGTCCCGATGCCCAGTTCCCAGTTGCGGTAGGTGTTGATTTTGTAAATGCCGACGGGTACGTCTTTATTCTCGGGCTGGTCTGCAACGACGGTTTTGTCTGTCTTTGCAAGAGCTTCGGGAGGAAGCGTAGGGTCGTTTTTGGCGAGCTTTTTCTGCACGGTATGGGTAACACTACTCCCTGGCTCGTAAACCTCATTATAGACGGTCTGAGGGCGTTTTACGGCGGTCTGTGCATCACGAATCTGTGCTGCGGCAAGCTCTGCGTTGGGTTTGTTCAGCTTCAGTTCGTTTTGCAGGACGTGGGGGTTCTGTGCCTCCTCACTGGTGAGGATGGTGCTCTGCGGTGTGTCCTGTTTGTCTTGCCGGAGGAAGTGGGCGCAGCTGTAAAGACAACAAACAAACAGGAGGGAAAGGGCAAAAATAAAAAAGGCATCCGTGTGGATGCCCTTCTTAATCTTGCTCCATCCTTTACGCATAAAGGATGTTGGCGTCAAAGCTCTTTCCTCCAATCTGTGCACTGTCAGTGAACTGCCACATGAATCCCTTGATGTCGTCTTCGCTGCCCCACTGGGCGTTCCAGACGGCGCAGCCGAGGGATTTCCAGTCGATGTAGTCACACAGCCACGAGTAGCTGGCGTATATGCCGCAGTCAAGTCCGATGGTCTCACGGAATGCGCGACACATCTCGGTCATCTCCTGCGGGTCGAAGGCGAAGCCCCTGCGTGCCTTGTAGCCATCCGCGTCCTCCATGTCGTAGAAGACAGGCAGTTCAAGGAGAACTCCTGCGCCCTCGATGACGCGGCGGCAGTGCTCTGCTTCCTCGCGTGCCTGGGCGACATTCAGCCCGTAGCCGTAGTGGTACGCGCCGCATATCATTCCTACGGCGTGTGCTCCTTCTACGTTGCGCTGAAATTCTTCGTCGATGCCTGTGCGCCCATAGGAGCTGCGGACGATGGCGAAGTCGTAGCCCGCCGCACGGACGGCGTTCCAGTTGACGCGCCCGTTGTTCTCGGATACGTCGATGCCTTTTTTCATTTGTAGTCCTTCTTTCTGATGTTCTTTTCAGTGGCAAGCTGTTTGAGCCGCTGATGGAGAAAGGATGGGATGATGCTGCCATAGCCCATGCGGTCGGTGTTCTCAATGATACTGAGGGCTTCGATGACGGAGAATCCTGCAATCATCATGGAGCGAAATATGTCCTGCCCACCCGCTGTGTCAAGGAGGCTGCCGATGCTGATACTGAGCAGTATGCCGGCTTTCTTGAACAGTCCTTTCGCTCCGAGCTTCGAGCCGAGCTGTCCTGTGATGAAGGCGGCAGAAAGTCCTGTCATGATGTCAAGCACCATGAGGGCAAAGATTGCCATGAGGGGGGCGTCGATGCCGCCCACGGCAAAGGAGAGGATGCTCCACAGGACACCTGCTGCGATGCCAAGTTTGACTTCGATCGGTGTCCAGAGGGTTGTGATAGTTTCGTAAAGGTTGTTCATTGTACCTGCTTTCTAAAATACGTTACGGGTGCTTTGCAGCAATTCGGCGGTCTACTTCGGCGAGGAGTTGGTCGAGTGTCATGTTGCCGAGTCTTTCAGCGTTGGATGCTGTACCGCGTTTTACTTTTTGTTCCGCAATGGCTTCGACTTCCAGTTGTGTCGGGATATACATCCATTCCAGCCAGTTTCCGGCTTGATAATTGGAGGGACCATTATACATACGCGACCAATAACCGCGAGTGTTATGCGGGAAATAGATTTGCACGGTACGCCATTCGTTATCTGGACTCTTTTCTAAGCCATTCACAACTAATATACCGAAATTATAGTCGCTCGGTGCATGATGGGTAGAATCCATGTGGCATCCCTGTATTTTATATGTCGTTGGCTCTGTTAGGGTATTCCAGTCTACATCACCTCTCACGCTTCTGTTACCGATCTTGCGAGCGGAGCGCACTTCGTCCTCGATCAGCGCGTCGGTTTCTCCTTTCGTGTATGCGCCGATTGCGTTGGGTGTGACCTTCTGATACGTCCCGTCATTCCGCAGGAATCTTGTATTGTCTGCGACTTCTGGGGCAGGGAGATGATACCCGTGGTTGACGTTCGCTTTGCCATCCAGAAGATGATTGACTTCGCTCTTGGTATAGCTGTCCGATGGCGCTGTCCCTCCTGCTGCGATGGTGACGACCATAGGCTTTGGGTTACTGCTCCTGCCGAAGTAGTCATTCATCCCCTCGGGGTCAGTGCTAAGTCCGTTACAGTTCCGTACGACAAGTTCCCACGGCTGCGTGCCTTGCCGTGTCGGGATGTTTGTCCCTCGGTAGAACCAGAATACATCCCCCTTCATGTTGGTGATGATGTTCTCGAAGATGGTTTTCTGTGGCATGACGAGAACGCCGTCAAAGACACAGCGGTAGGTATTTCCGTGCGAGACAACAGTGTCCCCGATGTTATAAGGGGTCTGTGCACGCCATGTGTCCACGCCCCCATTTCCAGACACATATTCCCAGATGATGTCGCCATCGACGCAGTAGGGGTTTCCTCTGGTGGGGGTAATGCCGCTGGTGATGCCGTCGTGCTTGGCGAGCTGGTAAATGTTGCCGCGTGCTTCGCAATAGGAATCTTGTGCGTACCATGCGTGCGGTGTCCAGACCTGCCCGATGAAGCGTAGGGTGGCTGTGCCCCATTTATGGGTGCCGAACCATGCTGTGTTGTAGGGGGGATGGGATGGCAATGTGCCTTCCTCCACGACATCATACATTCTGCCTTCAGCGATGAACTTCTGCCCCGCTGACACACTCATGCCCGCTGTCCATGCGCCATAGAGGTCTTTTGTCTTGCCGATGTATGTCCACCAGCAGCTATCGGGTTCATTCACACTGTCATTCTTCCCATCCAGCTCGGTGCCGCTTGTATGGGTTGGGAAGTAGCCACTGCTCGTACCCCCCTTGGTACACTCGTACATATACAGTTCAAACCAGTTGGACTGACTGACGGCGCAGATATCACCTTTGTTATAGGCGTATTTAGCTTTCCAGAGGATATCAGGGGCATATTTCAGTGTGGCTGTTCCACATTGGAATTCACTTGTGTCTGTGCGCGTGGGCTTTGTACCAAAGGAGAGTGCTCCTGCCTTGGTGCATATGTAGTAACGCACGTTGTAGAACTGAGTCTTTTTCTCGGTGTCGAGGAAGGAATCAAAGACACGGACGACTTCGTTCTTCTTAATCTGTGTACGCTCCCCGCCCCACTGTACGCCACGCCCGATGAATCGCCATGATGCACTGCCGTCGTTACAGACGCCGTAGACGTGGGTGGGTTTCTGCGTGCCTGTGGTAGCACGGCGCGTTCCTGTGATCTTGAATCCTGCGAAGTGGCTGTTCGGGTTGTTGGATTCGATGAGGCAGTTGCGGCAGTTGATCTCAGGGAATTGAAAGTGCTTGGTGATGGTAGTGGCATCGGGGGAGAATTCCATCTTGAAGATGTTGAACTCATCGTCGGCGGGGTTGTGGACGATGACGAGACATCCATCTACATTGACAAGTCCCTCGAAGATACGCCCGTAGGTGAGGTTAAACTCTACCATGTGGGCTGAACCATAGGAATCCTGTGGGATGTCGTTGAAGTGGAAGATGCAGTTGGTGAAGGATGCAACGCCTCTGCCGTAGCCGATTTGGATGGCGTGGTTGTAGAAGACACATTCTTCTGCGTAGAGGTTGCTGAAGTAGTCGTGGATGTCGAGGCGATTGAGATGACAGTTCTTGAAGTAGATGTTCTTCACGCTGTCCATCGCAGTCGCGCCCCAATACCCCTGCATCATGCAGTTCTCCACACGCACGTCGGAACAGTTGGTGATACGGAGCATGTAGCCCGAGGTGCCATTGGTGCTTCCGTTCTTCTTACCCGATGCATTGAAGCCTTGGAGGTTCTTGACGGTGACGTTGTAGCTGTCCCAGAGGTAGATCATGGCATTTTTGAACTTACGGTTGTGAAGTTCTCCCTGCCGTGGTCGGAAGGTGAAGTCGCAGATGTCAGCGTTGTGTCTCTTGCACCACATGACGGAACAATAGCTCCCTGCGGAGACATCCAATCGTACGTCACATCCGATGAAGGTGCCGCGCACAGCGGGGAGGTAGGTGAAGGATGCCTTAAAGTGGGTGAAGCTCTGTGCGTTCTTGACGCTGTCATTCGCAAGATCGGTGATCTGACAGTTGATCTCCTCGCCTCCTGCGTGCTGCCAATCATCGGTGAGGGGACTGACGCAGATGCCATCCATCGCATGAACAAGAAGTTCGCGGCGTGCGACGGTGTAGAGGTAGCCCGAATCGTCACGGGCGCAGTAGGGGTCTTCCTCAAGTTTGATGACGGTATTCTGATGGAAGTGGTCTGTACCTGCATGCGGGAGGAAGAACGCATCCGCTTTGAGGTCTTGTTTGACTTCATCGGAAAGCTCAAGATCGTAATAGAGAGAGTTGTTGTCTCCCCAGACGTAGATGCCATACCATGTGGCGTTGCTGTCATCGACGAGGAGGGTTGCGCCCGAGAGGTCTACGTCGCTGCTGCATACGATGGCATCCGTGCCTTTCTTGTAGATGATGCCGTCATGCTGGGCGACTTTGCAGGTGTAAATCTTGGTAAGCCCCTTGTCATCGTAGACAAAATGACTGTCTGCATAGCGGTGGCACTGCCGCATGGCAGGTTCATCGTTGCTGATGCCGTCAAGGACTGCACCGAACATACGGTAGTTGACTTCGCGGTGCTCATCCAGCATGGCGTAGAGACCGTTGGCAAGGGGAAGTGCCCATGGGATAGCGTTTCCATATTTGTCTTTGTTGTCTTTGACGACGCGGTACTGTGCGCCGCCGCCCTCTCTCGTCGTGTCATAGTTCCTTGTGCGAACGATGTGTCCAACGGCAAGGTTTGGGTAGGCTTGCATTTCTTTGATGCTGCCAAAATGAAGGGAGGCGTAAGAGCTGCCCTCCCCTTCGTTGATCGTGCCCCCTCCTGCACCATAGAGCCCCTGCTCCTCAACGACATGAAGAATCTGCTGCTGAAATGTGGTGAGGTCGTCGCCACGCAGGACACTGCCATCGTTAAATTCGATGAGGCGGCTGGTGGCAGTCTTGCGGTAAATCTCAATGGTCTGTGTGGGAACTGTGGTGCGCAGAAGAACGACTTGTGTCCCCTCTACGCGGTAATCGACGTTGTAGGCGAGTTCCACATCGTCGATGGTAACGTGGATGAATTTTTTGGCGAGGTACTCAAAAGGAATGGTGTATTCCTTCTGCCCGCCCGCGTATTTGACGCTGACTTTGTGTTCCATAGGTTCTCCTTTATTTCTTGGGTAAGCCACTCCCTCCGATGACGTGGTCGATGTATGTCATGAAGGGGATGAAGTTTGGAATAGGAAGGGCTTTGTAGAAGTCTTTGAGATCTTTCTGCGAAGCATCCCCTGTGAGGATGTCAGGCAATGCGGTAAGTCCTTTGAGGGAGACGCCTGTCTGGATGGCAGGGAGCTGTTTGATTGCATCCGCAATGTTATCCTCAAAGCTCTGATTCTTCCCACGCCGCTGCTGCCTGTCGACGGTTGTGCGGATGGTGGGTGCACCATAGAGCATTTCATAGGCATCGTTCCCGAATGATAGCGGGGCTTGGAATGCGCTGCGTGTGGCGGCGATGCGAAGAAGTTGTCCTTCGTCAAACATACGCTTCATGTAGTCGTTCGCTCCTGTGACATCCCCAAGGGCATACATCCCCGCTGCCTTTGCGCCGATGCGCAGGGCATAGGCACCGATGTTGGTTGCCATAGACATACCAAAGGCGATCATATCGTCCAGTTCACGTGCGGTGAGTGCCCGCATGGTCTGGGCGTTGAGGGCTCTGAGGTTGTAGTCTTTGAACTGAAAGAGCATGCGTGTGAACCAGTTGGCGTTCTTGAGGAAGTTTTTGTTGCCCTGCCGCGTTCCTGAGACAATGGCACGCTGCGCCTGTGTCTCTCCCATGCTGTAGAATTTGAAGTAGCTCTCGGGGTCGCTCTTCATCCATCCTTCCATGTCAATAGACACAGTATTGCCTTTGCCGTCTTTCCGCACGGCGGCGTTCAAATTGTCTTTGATGCGCTGTGCCATGTCCTCGGTGACGTGGGAGGCTTTCATCTTTGCCTCGGAGAAGGGGTTGCGCATTTTGCTGAACTCCTTCCCTGCCGCCCAGTCGACGGCGTCTACGAGGAAGCCTGTCCGCATATCACGGTACATGGAGTCGGTCATCTTGGGGAGCATGTTGAGGGTAGAGGTGACTTTGCCGAGCTGCTGCACAACATCGGAAACGAAGATCAGCCCTTTGTTGAGGGTACTTCCTTTCTCTGTGAGTGCATCACGCGCCACGCGGTCGGCGTAGTTGACGCCCCAAATTTCTGCTTCCATTGCACGTCCGAACATGTAGCGTTCTGCTCTGCGGTAAGCCTCGGCTGAGACTTTGCCATGCCGTATGTTCATCACGAGGTCACGCAGCATGGGGATGGCACCAAAGATACGCGCAGCTCCTCCATAGGCGATCGCTCCTCCGATTTCACCGAGCTGACTAAAGCCCATGTTCGCACCATTCTTGACGTAGGAGACGTTCTGCATGAGACGTGCAAGGACGCCCATCTGCGATAGTGTGTCTTCACGAGGACGCTGCCCGCGCAGTTCTGCAATCGCTTCCTTCATGCGGGTGTATTCTTTCATAACGCTCGCATTACTGTCTCCATGTGCGATGCTCGCTTCCAGCTCACTCTTGACAGCCGCAAGGAAGTTGGTGAGATTCTTCTCTGTGCCGAACACGTTTTTGGTAGCGACTTCCCCCGCGAACCGCTGCATGTTCTTCTGCATGAGGCTGTCGAGGTCGTAGCTCCGCAGGTTGTTGTCAAAGGAGAACGTGAACTCGTTCGGGGTGCCCTTGTTGAAGGTCATGACGCCTGATGTGTCCATTGGGATGCGGGTCTGTAAGAAGTTGAGATTCCCAAGCTCCTTGATGTTTCCTGCGGCAAGCGGGTCAAGGTCGGCGGCAAGCGCGTGCTGTACCGCAGTGGGGATGCGGGCTTCGAGCCACTTCTCCACCATGTCGTCGGTGATGTTCTCATCCACTTTTTCGAGGGGTTCCAGTCCGCGTGCCGCACGCTCGGTGTTCTTTGCATCAATGCGGGCGTTCTTCATTTTGATGTCCCGCTCGATTTTGGCACGGATGACATCACGCTTGGCAAAGGTGCGATAATATTCTTCGAGGTTCTTCATCGCAGCATCTTTGCTGTTGAAGTAACCGAAGAAGCGGGCGCGTGCATCTGTGTCAACACTGCGCCATAGCTCGAAGTCTACGTCGTACCAGTCTTTGTCAATGAGGTTTTCAGAGGACGAACCAAAGTAAGCCGCACTGTTTTTCCCAATCTCAATTTGCTCCTCACGGTAGCGACGGACGGCTTCGGCAGCACGTTCGACTTCGGCGGGCACGTCGGCTAAGACACAAGCCTTGTTTCCTGCATATTTCGCGTTGTAGTGCATCTGTACCATTTTGTCAAAGGTAAGCTGTGCACTGCGGAAAGAGAGTTTTTTATTGGCGCACATCCACGCCCAACGCTCGTCTGCGTACTCCCCGATGTGGACGGAGAGTCTGCGGACAATCCACTCTTTCTGCTCCTCGGCTGTAGCGGTCTTGACATTGCCGATGCCGCGCCCACGCGCGTCAGCAAAGATGCGTGGAGCGTAAGCACGCGCTGTATTGGACTTTGAGTTAATCATCAGTCCGAAGGGTGTTGCACCCGCAGTCCCACTCTCAAATTTCCTCCCAATCCAGCGCAGTAAGGAGGGTAAGTCCTTCTGTGTGTCTTTGGTGATGGAAGGTTCGAGGTCATAGAGGTCATAGAATAGGTTCGGGTTTAAGAGGTTGTCGCGCGAGTAGCGAACACCAGCAAAGGCGGTGGAGCCGTCCTCGTTCACATAGAAGCCCTGTGCATTGCGCTCGGTCTGCTGTGCCTGTGCTTTGAGGATGTCCTTAATGTCATCGGCGGTCAGTTTTGTCTGATAGCCTTCTCTGCCGAGGGCTTTGTTGAAGATGCCTTTGAGTTTGGATAGGATGCCATCAGGAAGAACGCCCTCCTCGACTGCATGAGCAAAGACTTCTTCGGGGTCTTGTGTGTCATATTTACGACGCAGAGCATTGAATACACTGCCTTCCTGATTCATTGCCTGTTTGACCTGATTCATGAGGGGGCTGTATTCCTGCTTACCGAGGCTCTCAAAGAGTCCTGCATGGACGGCAAACTCATGGGCAAGCAGGGACTCTACCTGTGCTGCATCTTTGATATTGTCTGTGATCAGGACGGCGTAATCCTCATTGGGAACATAAAAGGCTTTGGCATCCTTCGGTAGCTCTCTGCCTGTGATGCGGGAAACTGCGACGCGTGCTTTTTCGTAGGAGGTGGCAATGACACGCCCGTTTTTCTCAAAGCCCTCATAGACAGAGGACTTGAGTCTCTGCCCAAAAGAGGCATCATGCAGTTCTCTCATCTGTCCGATGGTCTCATTGCGTATCTTCTCGGCGGTCTCCCCTGCGGCGTGGCGGTAGGCTGCGGTCTCTGCATTGTCCGCAATGGCGGCGACCTCATCGGTGAGGGTGTTTCGCGCACCGTATTTCGAGAAGGCTTTGCCAATGCCGTAACCACCCACAGACAAAACAGTGCCGGCCAGCATGGCGACGGCGGCGTCGACGGCGTAGTTCTGCTGCTCACCGCTAAACGTCTCTTTGAGGTAGTCATTTACGAGGGTACTACCTGCAATGGGGGCGTTTTGTTTGGCAAGCGCAAGCCCACTCTTCGCAGTGAGGGCTGCGATGGTCTTTGCCTTCGCGGGATTCAGAAGGGCTGTGCCGAGTCGCCCGAGGAGCATGGAGCCTTTGACAGCACTTCCCATCGGTACAAGATTCAGAGGGTCAACAAAATACCCTACTGCCCCTCCCACTGTCACAAGTCCGCGTGCAATAATGGAATCGTTGTTCTCTCTCCATTTCTCGACCATCGCTTTGCGGTTTTTCTCGACGAGTTTCTGGTTGACAAGCCACTGTACTTCCTGACGATCACGTCCGTTGAGGAGGATGAACTGCTGGGCGTCTTTGTCATTCGGCAGTGCCTTCTGCACAAAGTCGATGTCTTCCTGCGTGATGGGGTCTTTCTTCTCGTACCACCATTTCCCGCTGTGTGCGATGCCGCCCCATGTGTACTCAAGGGTCTTGGCGATGCCGCTCGTGGTGACGGAATCCCAGAAGTTCTCGGCGGCGGCGCGGAGTGTCCCGATGTCCTCGATAGCATCGTCATAGCCGTCCTCATAGTCGGGCGTGGGGTCACCGTAGAGGACACCATTTGAGACCTGTGCGGCAAGGGGTGCAAACATATCCCCAAACGTACCTGTATAAGCTGCACTGCCCCCACCACCGAACATATTGAGATAACGCTGTGCTTCGTCAATTCGGTTCTGGCGATTAGCGTATTCTTCACTGGGAGCTTCAAAGTCATCGCACCATCCGTTTGTCAGTGCGGTAAGATCGCCGTCGTTGTTCATGAGATTGACAAATGCGTAGCGACGTGCACCTCCCTCACTGATTTCGTTAGTGAAATGCTGTAGCTGTGTGTCAAGGTTCGCAGGGTTGCCGCCGAGTGCTTCGAGGGCGGTGCGCCTGTCGTATGTCCACTGGGCAAAGCCAAAGCTCCCCTCCCCATCGAAGGATTCTGTACCAGTCTCAAAGCCGCTCTCCTGTGAGATGTTGCCCATGATGGCGGCAGCTCTAAGATCATCCAATCCAAGGTTGTATTTCAAGTAGTCCCAGATGATGCGGGCGTTCTGTTCGTTTGCCATAGTGCTCCTTTCTGTTAGTCTGCGGTAGAGAGCCAGTCATCGACCTGCTCCCCATATTCTTCAGGTGTCATACCGTCGGGGGCGTAGGTGTGGTAGTAGCTATCCCGCTGTGTGTTGAGGTCATCGACGTTCCATGAATCATCTGCTGCGTCGGTGTCATCTCCCTTCTCATAAATCTGTTCTGCCTTTGTGCGGAGATTGCTCAATGTAACCTGACGCGTTCTGCCCATGCTGTCACAGGAGAAGGTGAAGATGCGTGTGATGGGGTTATAACCAATCTTGGTTTCTTCATAGTCGCGCGTGCTCCCCCCTTCGCAGGTACTGTAGATAAAGGAATCCATAGCCTGACGGAAGAACCCCCGATCATCACCTGTCCCCAAATTCGCGTAGACACTACGCGGGAAGACACCAAGATGGTAGGTCTCATAGTTGTCTCGCACGCAGTCGTTTACACTTGTCTGTGCTTGCCATGGGCTCATCCCTGCATCCAAGAAAGTAGTCCAGAGGCGACGTATGTCATCGGCGACGAATGCGTTACAGTCCTGTCCAAAGTCTGCCCAGTCTTTTCCTCCTCTTGCGTGTGGGACATTGTCGATAGTAAACCCCCACATATTACGCTCAGCGGTGTTTGCATTAGCACTGTGAACGTCAGGGCTCTGCCGCTTGGTCTGGTTACTGAGGGCATAGAGGCGCAGTGCTTCGTCATAGCCTGTGTCCCCTCCTCCGTAGGCAATACTGAGGGTCTTGAGCGTATATGCCTCGCGGGCGAGGTCGCCACCGAAGGTGTTTGCGATGGCGTTCGGATTCTCTATAATCATCCCTACGAGAGCGCGGACGGATTCGTTACTGCCGATATTGACGCCGCCGTCATCCGATGGCAGGATGGTGCTGAGGGTATTTGCAAGATCGCTGCTGATCGTACTCCGCATGGAGCTCATCTGTGGCATATCCATAAGACGAATCGTCTGTGCAAAGTCTCCCTGTGCGATAAAGCGTTGTAATAGTGGTGTCGTGACGGAGGCGAGGGCATCTTTGTCTATACTGTAAGAGCTGATGTTGCGTCCATAGACCATAATATCCCTTCGCATCCATGCGCTGACAATGTCAGATATAGCTTGTGTGTCGGTAACTGTCCCCCCACTACGCCCACCGCCACGTCCTGCGGCTTTCTGACGGGCACGCATGGCGCGTTCTTCTTCCCGCTTTCGCTGCTCGATGCCATTTTCGATGGCGGGGAGACGACTGTTGCGATATCGGGCTTCAACAGGGTTGGTGTGTTCCATGGCAAGTGCTTCTTCGCGAGCTTCGCTGAGTGTACCATTCTTGATGTGGTTCTGTTCCCAGTCGTATCGTTCTTGTGTGTGAAACTGGGCGTGGTACTCGTCTGCCATGTTCTTGATTGTCGCCATGGGGAGAAGGTCGGAGGCTTTCATCTCGGTGCCGTCAAAGGAGGTCTGGACGGTGATGCGCTCCATCATCTGTGCAAGACGCGTGCCGTCGATGTAGCCGAGTTTGATGAAGTCCTCGGCGAAGTCACTGAGGAGCTTACCGCGATAATCGGCGGGCAGTCCCATGAGACGGACGTTGTTGAAGATTTCCTGTACGCGTGCGGTGACGACGCCATTTTCTTGCAGGAGCTCGGGGGCGTTCTTTATGACATCCTGTAGCTCGGACTGCACGGAGGCCATCGTGGTCTTGACTTCGTTCTCATAGTTCTTCTTTTCCCATGTCGCCATGAGGTTTCCCATGTTGACGAGCTGGTTCTCATTGAAGCCAGAGGCGAAGGCGGTCATATTGACGGGGGCTGCATCGCCGCTGAGATTGGTCTTTTGCCAGTCCCGTGCGAATTGGTTGTAGCGATTGGCTTCTTCCTGTGCGGTGCGGGCAGGGGTCATGGCGTACTTTTCGTCGTATGCGTTCTTCATGACAGTAGACAAAAATCCGCCGCGCAGCCGCTCGGCGTGTGCCTTGAAGTAGGGATTACTGAGAGCATCGGCGAAGCCTTCCTGCTGTGCTGCGTCGATGGCGTTGAGTTTCCGTATGCTCTCCTCGCTCTCGCCGCGCACCATGCGTTCTGCGTCGATGCTGCCTGTGTCGTTCAGATAGCCCTCATGAGACACACGGTAGCTGCTGAGAGCGGCGGTGAGCTGAGAGAGGTTCTGAGCGAGCATATCGTTGCGATTGGTGCTTGCGCTGATGGTGACAGGGCTTACCCCTGCGTAGCGTCCGACATAGCCCGCGTCCGGCTGCGGGGTGAATTGCCGCTGTGTGCCGATCGCACCTGAGATGGGTGTTGGCATGTCTGTCCTCCTTTAGAAGTAGTTGATACTCTGTTTGTCTTGGCTGAATGGGTTGGGTACGTCGAAGGTGAATTTGGTCTGTTTATGGTCGATGTCACCGAGGAGGCTGTGGAAGGAGAAGGGCTGATAGGATGCTTTGTAGATTTTGTCTGCTGCATCCCACGCGAAGTGTACGCCTCCTGCACCCATCGGGGGCTTATCCTCCCCTACTCCTGCCTGTTTACGCAGCAGATTGATTTTCTCTTGTTCCTGCCGTGCGCCGAGGTATGCTGTGCCGAGCTGTGCAAGGGTGCCGAGCAGTGCGGGTTTTTGTACTTCTCTGATGGAGCGTATCTGCGCCCGCGTGTTCATGAGAGTTGCCTCTTTGTTAAGGTCGACTTCGTTAGACTTCTTCTGATAGTTGTCTTTGACGCTTGCCATAGCGCGGTGTGTGTCTGCCTCTGCGCTGCGTACAAGGAGGTTGGCGGTGCGCCCTCCTCCCTGCAAGCCTTCGCTAATGGCTGCACTGACAGACGATGTGAGTCGTCTCCCTTGAAGCTGAGTGCGCTCCAATTCCTGCACGGTTGCCTCAAAGATGTCTCTGCGCTCCTGCTCAAGGTTCTGCAAGCTGTAGTTCATGGATGTTACCATGCTGCGTGCGGTGGCGAGGTTCGCATGCCCCTGTGCCTCCAAGGCTTTGTTCTGACTGTAGATGCCGAAGATGGTGCTTGCCATCGTAAATGCCATGCCCATAAATCACACTCCTTTCGAGCGGGCGACGTAGCTGCCCTCCCACAGAAACCCAATGAGGGCGAGAGGTAGCGGTATGTCGGAGTCAATATCAATGGTGATATCGGTATTCTGCGCTTGTACGGGGAACTTAAAGACGCCTGTGTCACGCGGGACTTTACCAAGAATACTGTTGAGGTTGGTAATGTCGCGTGCGGTCATTAGGTAGCGACATTTTCTACCATTCTTGTAACTTACAGTGATACAAAAACCACCTGTGTCAGCGTAGTTGAGGCGAATGTAGCGGAGCTGCAAGCGTCCCGTGAGGTTGGTCTCGGTGCGCTCATTCTTCTCACTGCGGATGAAGATGGGGCTAAGGCGTATGTGTGTCCGATAAGGAAAGCCAATGGTGATGTTCTCCGTGGTGTACTCTCCGCTGATAATGGCGCGTCCTTTCTCGATTTTCGCTTCCTGATACTTGCCGCTCGGAAAGACGATGCCGACGCTCGGAATGTCTGCGGTAGAGGGGATGTTATATTCTCGGCTGATATTGAAGGTGGTGCTTTTTGTCTCGTCGTCATAGGTGGCTGTTGTGGCAATCTTTTTACTGTCGAGGTAGACACGATAGGGTTCACCACTGAGGTCTCCCGTGTTGTATGTGGTGAAGTTCATCTTCTCAAGGCAGTGACGCCCGCCACGATTGAGAAAGACATACAAGGTACTGCCCGCAAAGAAGGCACCAAAGACGCGCCCACCGAATGTCCATCGACTCCACGATGCCTGGACACGCTGCTCGTTCATAAAAAGGTATTTGTAGACGTAGATGGCTTTCTGGTCTCCCTTTGTGAGAATGAGCAGGATGTTCTCGTTGTTGTTCGCGGTGATCTGATAGACGCCGTTCGGAATGTAGTCAGGGACGTGGCTGGTGATGTCCTGTGCGTTCTTCTCCTCGCTGACCTGCTGTACGCTGTAGTATTCTTTGATGCTGGTGTATTCACTGCGGTCAGCGGCAAAGTAGAGGTTGCGTCCTGCACGTACGGGACGGCAGCTAGTGTTGCTCGTGAAGCCTGTAACCTCGACAAGCGCGGTGTTCTTCGGACTGAGGACGGTGTCGGCACGCAGGACGAACTGGCTCTTATCCGAGAAGCAGTATAGCTCCCCGCCAAAGGGGATGGCGTAGCTGAGGAGGTTGACGCGCTCGGTGGTGGTGGACACGTCGATGGGGTCAGTGTCGAGGATATCGTTGGCGGTCGTCATCCAGAAGTTGAAGTATTCCGCGCTCTCGGAGCAGATGACGTTCTCGCCGGACAAAAAGACAAGACGATTTCGATGAAATGCGATGTCGCTGATGGGATAACCAACAAAGGATGGTAGTGGATTGCTGTCCTCATCTCCTGCCTTACGATCTTCCCACACACATCGCTGAAAGACAAAGCTGCCATCGCTCTGACGCACAAGTTCATGAGGCATGGTGGCAGGGTCAAAGCCGAGGGGGATGTCAGGTTTGGCGCACTCTTTCCAGATTTTGTCTTCTGCGTTGTAGGAGACGTAGTAGCTCCCTGCTCCCGAACTGTTCGGGTCGCCCGCAATGCCGAGTGTGTATCCGTCGGGGGCTGTGACAGGCAGAAGGCTGAATTTCTGGGCTTTGCGGATGAAGCCAAACATTGCCTGATTGTTGAAGCCGTCGGTGGTGGCAATACTACTGACACCACGTATGCGTAGCCACGAGCTCCCTACGTCGACGGTGTAGCCGTTTGCGCGGATTTGCTCGGCGAGTTTTCCTGCGATGAAGTCTACGTCGATCTGCTTGGTGTGGCTTTTATCTGAGCCGTCGGGGGTCTCATGACGGGCGACTTCTCTGCCATCTACGGTGATGGTGTAGGTGCGCCCATACTGTCCCTGTTTGATATTGACGAGTGCCCCCTGTGTCAAAAAGGCATTCGGGGTTTTGTCGCCACGCATGCGGACAGGGATGCTTCTGTTGGTGATGAAGGTATGGTCGGCAACGGTGATGACACGTAGTGTGTCCTGTGGTGTGGCGGTCTTGATATATCCTTTGTCCTCACGGTAGCTGACAGGGTATGTCTCCCCGTTGGTGTCAACAACGACAATCTCATCCCGATAGAAGTAGATGAAGTATTTTGTCCCCTCGTCGCGGTCAACAAAGTGAAGCAGCGGTGCGTCGCTTTCGATGAGGGCGGGCATGAGGGAGCGTACAAATACGGTTGGGGGTCGCTTGACAAGTCCGTTCGCTTCGGTAGACAATCCGTTCTCCTGCGCTGCAAGCTGTTCTGGAAGTCTGAGGATGGGGGCTTGCTGACTGATGCCCGAAACGAGGTTCTTGATGTTCTGGGATATGAGCATTAGCTTCTCTCCAATACAGGTGGGACGGCGGCGACCTGAAGCATGTTGAGGCTGCCCATCTCCATGTCATACTGCACGATGTCCTGATAGGCGAGTGTAAGCCCCATCTGCAAGTCCTCGGAGATGGAAGCATCGCCGAAGTAGCGGGCATGAAAGTCCACGGCTGCCTTTGCTGTGACGTAGGTCTTGAAAGCGTCAGGGAGGTCGTCGTAGTCAATCCCCTCAACGATCTCTACTGTTATAGGTTTGTCAAACTCATAACTGCCGCGTGTCATGTCATAGAGCCATTCCCCACGCTTGACGTAGGTGCTCCCATCGGCACTGTGCAAGGAAATGATGGTTCTGTCCCAAGGGATGCGACGGTTGTCCATGCGGGGGCTGAAGGTGCGGGTGACTTTGTTGAAGTCCCACCCTTTGCGCTGAATGTCACGGCTGACGTTCGAGAGGATGCGCCTTGCGTTGACGACATCAATGTCCATGTCCTCCTCTAATGTGGTTACGGGGGCACTGCCAATGGCAGAGAGGATATGGTTGACTGCATCCAATTCTGTCTGTGTAACAAGCATAGTTCTCCTTTACAAATGAAAAAGACAAAAAGGAAGGGGAAAATACTCCCCTCCCCTCTTGTCAAATGAAGGATTGTGTCTTACTTCTTCTTGACGATGCCAAGGAAGGCACTCTCGGGGCGAAGCCCGCCCATACCGACTGCCATCTTGGCGATGATCTGGTCTGCCTGATACTCAGGGCGGCGTGCCTGTTCCATGGAGAGGTCACGGAGCTTGAGGACACCCGCTGCGGTCTTGTGGCAGATGATGATGGGGCTCTTGTCTGCATATGCCGCAGGGAACACATGTCCATCGCCCTGAATGACGTTCGCGTTGTCGTCGCCGCCGCGCGTGATGTGCGGGCACTCGATGACATCAAAGCCTGCAAGGCGAATGACATTGCCCTCGGTGATGGAGCCTCCCGCGCCGTAGTCACGGTTGAGGTATTCAAGCGCGGATGCAAGCGCAGAGTGGAACTCAGGCGTGAGGTACGCGTAGCGGTCTCCTGCGGGGACGTAGTTGTTCGCCATCTTTGCCTTTGCCTCCAAGAGGATGTCGTAGATGGCGTTGCCTGTGTCACGGTTGATGCCCGTGCCTCCTGCGATGGTACGCTCGATGACGCCGCCCTTGCCATTGCCCGCAACATTCTCGGTGGGGTTCAGTGCCTCCTTGGCGCACTCAGCGAGGACGGATGCGTCATAGGACAGTGCGAGGGCGTTACCCAGCTCTGCGGAATACGGGCTGCGGAAGTCGTAGTGGGCGATGAACTCGTCGAGGTCGAAGATGAGTGTGTCTGCCGTGAGAAGCCCGTCGAGGTGGATGACGCGCTCGGACTGCTGGATGTTCTCGCGCTTGTCGTCAAGGCTCTCACCTGCCTTGAGGTAGTGCGCTTTGGTACGACCGAAGACGGGGAACTGTGCGCTCTTGCCGCTGGCAATGCTGCGCTCAAGGACGTGTCCGTGGGTGACGGAGGACTGCTGGAATGCGGTGAGGACTTCGCCCGCGAATACCTTGAGTGCAAGGGCGAGCTTGTCGGCGTCGGTCGTTGCAACGCCATTCTTTGCCATAGGGTTTGCGATCTTTACATTTGCCATGTGGTTTTCTCCTTAAAAATAGACAAAAAAAAATAAGCCTTAGAACAGGCTGCTGTACTGAATCTTACGGTAGACTTCCTGCGTGAAGGCAGGGTCGGTCTGGTAACGGGGGTCTGACATATCTTTTGTCATCTCGTCGGTGGTCTGGTAGCCTGTGGGCGTTCCTGCCCCCTGCGCTCCTGCCATGACACTCGGGTTCGATGTGCCATAGGCGGCGGTCATCTGTGCCTGGATTCCTGCAAGTGCGAGCTGAATCTGGGCGATGTTGCCTGTCTGGATGGCGGCGTTGAATCCGTCGATGACGTTCTGGGGCTGACTGCCGATGAACTGGATAAGCCGTGCGTAGTTCTCCTCCCCGCCCGCGAGGTTCTTGACCTCCTGCACGTAACGGTCAGCGAGAGCGTCCAATCCTGCGAGGTAGGCATCCACCATAGGCTTGGGATAACCCGCCTTTTCCAGTGCCTTGAGGCTGTCTTCGCTGAGTGCTCCGCTCTTGTCATACTCAGTGGCGAGCGCGTCAAAGTCGATGCCGCTCTTAGAGAGTGCGTTCTTGACTTCCTGCTCTGCGCCCTGCTGCTTCTGAAAGTCTTGCTCAAGGGTCTCCTGTGGCTTCGCCTCGGGAGTGGGGGTGTCCTCAGGCTGCGTGGGCGGCTTCGCCTCGGGGGTGAGTGGCACCTCGGGTGTCGTGGTATCGACGATGACGCCTGTGTCCGTCTGGGTGACGGTGGCGTTTGTCATGTCGGGTGCGGGCGGCTGTCCGCTCTGCGGGTTCTGATTGGTCTGCTGCGGCTGTGTGTCTGCCATAGGGTCTCCTTTCTTACTGTGCGCCCTGCATCATCTGCGGGGCGACCTGCTGTGCCATCTGCATCTGTGCCATCTGCATCTGTTCCTCCTCAATCTCCTGCGGGGTCTTGACGACGGAAGATGCATCAATTCCGAGTGCGGTTGCAATCTGGGAGAGGATTTCGGTCTGCTTGACGGCGGTCTGGAATGCCTCGGGAAATACCTGTGCGTAGCGGATGAAGGTGTCGAGCTTCGCCAGGTCATGTCCTCTGCCCAGTGCCTCAATACCTGTGGTAATGGTCGGCTCTACGCCCTGTGCGCCTTGCGGCAGGGGTGGGATAGCCCCCATGCCTGTCATCTGGTTCATGAAGCGACGAACAAGCGGAAGCTGAAGTTCCTGTGCAAGGATGCTGTAGATGTTTCCTACGGTGTCCTCAAGCTCTCTGGCAACGTAGCGTATCTCCTCGGCGGTGACGCGCTCTGCGTTGCGCTGTACTGCGCTGTTGAGGAGGAATGCGTAGCTGAGACGTGCCTCAATATTGCTGATGGCAGTGGTGGTAATCTGTAGGTCGTTTGTCTTGTTGATTTGAAGGGGTTGTATGTCCTCCAAGCGTCCGCGTACAAATTCGCCTGGCTGTGCTTTTTGCAACTCACTGGGGCGTGTCATGGAGTTGGGCGCGACAATGAAGATGATGTTGCTTGCAATCGCCGCAACTTCGGTGACGGCTTTGCTAAGTGCCTCAAGGGATTTCAGATCGCCGATGTACTCATCGACAAAGCTGCGCCCGTAGGCTTCGCCATCCATTTTGCGGAGGCGCAGGGGAATCCAAGGACTTGCGTCTTTCGGATAGCTCTGCTCACTGCCCGCGATGATGTTACCCTCGATCTCCTGATAGGAGAGGTATGTGTCTCCCTCAAGGTATGTGTGGGTGTAGACATCATACTCTTTGTGGGGCTCGATGCTGTCGCCCTCGATGCAATTCTGTGCCTCGGGTGGCATCGCACCGTAGGCAAGACTCTCCTTGGTGACAATCTCAATGGTGTTGCCAATGCCATCACGGGATAAGACGTAATGGTTGAGGCGATAAAGTTTCATCCCTCCTTCTTTCGGTGGGAGGAATAAGAGGACGTTGCCCGCAAGGATGAGCTGGGTCATGGCTTCATTCATGGTGACGCGCATCTGGTGGCTCTCCATATAGTTGGTGATTTGTCGCTCGATCTTACTGAGGGCTGCCTCCCATTCCTGTGTCACACTCGGGTCATCGCCCATCGCCGCGCGTACTTCGTCCCCCAAAGACAAACGGAAGAAGGGGGCGTTCGGCGGGAAGAGGGCGAGCATGAGTTTACTGGTGAGGTTGTTGACGCCGCGTGCACCGATGCTCTGATATGGTGTGGCATACTTGGTACTGCTGGTGTCGCTGTCCTTCGGAAATGCCATCGGGATGGTGAGTTCGGCGCATTTCTCGGCGCGGTCGGTGTAGGGCTTTCGCGCGGATTCGAGCTTGGCATAAAGCTGTCTGGCTGTGGTGCGCTGCCCGCTGTCTGCCGCGCTCAAAGGTTCAGTCCTGTGCTGCCGCCGATGCTCTGCGTCTGTGGCTGTGCCATGAGGGCACTCTTGCCGCGTCGCTTCTTCTTGATGCCGCTCTGTTCTTCATTGCTGCGCTGTGGGGAATCGGTGGCAGGTGCGGCTGCGGCGGCGGGTGTGGGGGCTGCCTGTACGACTGTCGTACCACCGCCGCCTCCTCCACCGCCGAAGATGCTTTTGAATACTCTGGCTACTCCACCCATTTAATTTCCTCCTTTGTAGATGGATTCGGTCGGGACGAGAAGGCTCTCGATGCCCCGCCGCTTTTTGTTGTCTGTGCCCCCCATAACAGGGGCTTCGGGTGCCGCGCTCTCGGTGGATGCGACAAGATCACGTCCTGTGATGGTGGGCTGCTGCACGCTTGCCTGTGGGATGGATGGACTGAAGATCGTCTTGATGAATCTACCCACGAATCCCATCACGTTCCTCCTGCATGGTGCAAATGCCTTCGAGTTCCTCAATGATGAGGTTGATACCTTCGAGTGCACCGAGGGAGCGGTCTGCGGTGGAATCTTCATCCTCGATTGCCCGCAGGAGGTTCGGCAAGCTGAAACGCTCACGCAGGTAATCGCACAGTCCTTTGGAGACATACGGGATGTCCCATTCACTGTTATCATTCATTTGATAATCTCCTTTACATAGGTGGAGCACTCCTGTCGGAAGCCACATTTCTTGTAGCCGTTGCCGATCAGGTTGTTGTCCACTTGAAACATATTTCCTGCAACGATGAGGGATGCATCATATTCCTTTGCAAGGCGTTCTAGTTCGGCGGCGGCGTGTCGCTGGAAGCCGTGGGTGCCCTCTGTGGCAAGGACAAAGACTTCGCTGCATATGCGATGAGGTGTCCACCAAACGTAGCCAATATCAAAGGCAAGGATGCCGCAGAATCTGTCTCCCTCGTAGAATTTGACGACCTGTCCGCGTGCACTCATGTTGCCGAGGCAGGTGAGGGTATGCTCAATGTCCCCGTAACGCTCCATGAGCCATGAGATCGTTTTTTGTGTTTGCCATGCAAGAAGTGTCTGATGCAGGATGCGACGCTCGGCGCGTGTCAGGGCTGTGCGTCTGGTGTCCATAGACGTACCTCCCTCCGCTTGAAGTCGTAGTCACTCGCTCTGAGGATTCGGGCGACGCGTGCCTGAGTGAGTGCATCCTCTGCTGTGAGGTGCTGTTTTTCAAAGGCTCTGACGACGGCTGCCCATGAGCAGTCCTCATCCAAAATACGGGTGGCGTTCACTGCGCCGATCTTGGGGCAGCCGCTGTAGCCGTCGGTAGGGTCGCCTGTGAGGGTCTGCATGAGGAAGTTGCGGTCGGCGTCCTCCTCACTAAGCTCGGCGTAGGTGTCGCGCAGAAAGTCATACTGTCTGCCAGGGAGGGTTTTCATGTCTTTATCGCCTGAGATGATGAGGCAGTTGTCCCGATTCTTCTCCATGGTGGCGAGGATGCCGATGCAGTCGTCGGCTTCGAGGGAAGGACGAATGTATACGTCTCCCTCTTTCTTCATCCAATCGCAGAGTTTCCAATAGCAGAGAGGCTTCTGTCCCTTGCGGTGCGCCTTGTAGGTAGGCAGGACGCGGCGACGAAAGTTGTCATTCGGGTCAGACAAACAGAGGAGGATGTCATAGTCTCCTGTGTAGTGATGGTGGGCAAGGGCTGTCTCGATGGCATTGTTAAGGCGGCTGACGAAATGCGCCTTTACCTCCTCGAAGTCGGCAAAGTAGCTGCTGATGCCACTCTCCCATTCTGCCTCATGGGTGGCATTGCTGCACGCGATGAAGGCGACCATATCTGCGTCGATGAGAAGTTTCAACCGCATAAGATCACCACGAGTACACCACAGAGGAAGTAGCCGAGGACGAAAAGGGTGCCGTCATTCGGTCGGATGGGCATGATCTGCCTCCGTTTCATCAACGAAATGAATAGTACCATACATGGGGATTTCTGCGAGAAGTGCCTCGCATGCCTCACAATGTACTTTGTACGCATCCGTTGTGGGCTCTTTTGTCAGGATGAGAGAGGTACCCCCACATCCTGTGCAATGCATGACCATTGTTGCTTTCATTCTGCATTTTCCTTTCTGACGTAAAGTCCGCAGCGACATGCTTTCATTTCGCGCATGTAGCGGCACGGGCATATGGTTGCCTCGGTATGATTCGGAAGGCACGGGCAGTAGGGTGCGCCGTACTTCACTTCGTTCATGCCGAGCTTTTCGAGGGTTGAAATGACGTGGTATGTCTTGGGATTGACCTGCATACCATACTGGGCAGCGTTCTTCTCAGGCTCATAGGTGCTGTTGTAGTTGGGTGTCTCCATCCTAAAATGTGCAACTCCTTTCTTGGCAAGTGTCACAGGGTTTATGGACGCGGACAAAGACCTCGGGGCAGAGAACGCACAGACGGCTGTGGATGCACTCTGCAAGTTCCCGATGTTCCCGTGTCGCCCGTTTGCACAGACGCTTGGGAAGATACTCATACCATGCGCGGAAGTTGCCTGTAACGACGAGGCGGTACTTTATTCCCTTGGGCAGCATGTAGGCGAGTTCTTCCTTGCGGTAACCCTCGTCGGCGAGTGTGTGGTAGAGGCGCAGGGTTTCTTTGTTCTGACGGTCTGCCATGAGGATGCCTGTCTCTGTGAGATCAGACAAAAGTGTCCCCCTGCTGCTCTGGACGGTAAACGACAAATGTCTGTGTCGTGTGAGCTGCAAGAGGACGGTGAGGCTGCACTCTACGGAAAAGCTGGCATAAGCGTGCTCAAGGACGGAGAGATGTCCCGCCTCGATGATGTGTCGGATGGTGGCATCGGTGGCTTCCTTTTGGTAGCACTGCGATGCGGCGGTCTTGAGGAGGGTCATGGGGTCGGGGGTGTGGGAGATGAGGTGGACGTTAGGCATAGCGTCTACCCTCCTTACGCTGGGGCGGCTTCTGCTTGAGGTCTACGCTGCATCCGCACGCGCAGGTGACGCCCCGCACGGCTGCGCCGTAGAGACGCAGGAGGGTCTTGCCGCACTGCGGGCATTTAAGGTCTTTCTTAATCATGGTGCTTTCTTCCTTTCTCCGACTTACAAATTATTAAATTCCTCTTGCAGCACTTTTATTCTTTCTTTGCATCTCTCGTTTAAGAGAGTGCGTAAGGAGTCTGAGAGTACAAGGCTCTCTTGTCCTCCTTTTATAATCACTTTATCTTCTTGAACGATTTTCCCAAGAGACCTAAGGTGTGCTATATCTTCTAAAAGAGTATGTGCTGTCCAATATACTTCCCTTGTCATACATCCCTCCTAGTGACAATCTGCCCAGTTCTTTCCAATCTTGCCTTCGGTGTCAAGCTGCATCCGAAAGCCGAAATACTCCTGTGTTTCACGCATGGCGGTTTGTGCCGTGTCTAAGACAAGCTGTGCGATCTCAGGAGTGCGGCAAGCAATTTGTATTTCATCCATTCTGTATTCTCATATTGCTATGAGTGTCGGACTATATCATTACAGACTGTGGCTGTCTGTATCAGGCGCTTCGGGTTGAGGGGGAATCACACCCCCTGCCCTACTCCTTTCGGATAGTCTCTACGCTTTCCACTCTCGAATCCACCTACAAGCGGCTGAGAACGACACATGAAAAAGGGAAGCTAAGTATGTACCAGTGCATTGTGTCTGCTCCCAATACTTCTTAGCTTCCTCTTTTCGATCTTTATAACGGAGACGGTTTCCTTTGATGGTGTGCTCATGTCCTTCAAGCATCTGTAGATGAGCAAGATTGCAACAAGCACGATTCCTGCAAAGATGGTCGATCTCATATCCCTCAGGTATCTCACCGTAGGCTTGCTCCCAAACAAGGCGATGATACATAACCAAAGGTTTCCGTCCTTTGCAAGGCTCGGGACGACGATAACGAAAATAACCGTCTGCGTTAAGTTTATGTGACGTAGGGACTATGCACCCATTCGGTAATGTTTCAAGTACCAGTGGTTTACCACGCATAGTGTTCCTCCCTGTGGCTTAGTTCGGTATTGCCCCAGAGGGGTTTCACCGAGTTCACCTGATTTATAATGGTGCACAATGCTTTATGCACCCACGCCATGAAGGCGAAGTCCCCATCCCATCCGTGCTTTAACCCCTGCGCAACAAGTCGCTGCTCGGTTAAGACAATCCACTTCTTGCAGATGATGGCACCTGCGGACTGTAGGAGGAGGTTGAGGGCTGAGTGCGGGCTGCGGACGTGGAGCAGTCTGCCGTCAAGTCCTTTGAGGTAGTGGCGTTTCCACCGTATAACTTTTCCTCGGTCAGTCTCTACGAGGGTGGTTTGTACGGCGTCGCGGAGGCTCTTGATGGCAGGGACAGCTTTGAAAAATTTACGTTGGAGGGCTTTGCCATCAGAGGCATCTCCCCCGACAATCCTACCGAGCTTCCCTACACCTGCTCCGTAAATCAGAGCATACGCAAAGACTTTCGCTTGGCTGCGTGTCTCAAGCCCAGCGGCTTTCTGGTTTGCTGTATGGATGTCGCCGTTCAGTATGATGTCCCCATATGCGCCGCCGTCGTAGGGTGACATATAGTGTGCAAGGCATCTGAGTTCCAATCCGCACGCATCGACGCCAACCTGTGTCCATCCCCCTGCATGAAAGAGGGCGCGACATTCCCGCCCATAAGGACTTCCTACGGCGGGGACTTGGGCGATGTTGGGGCTGGCATGGGCGGCTCTGCCACTGACGGTGCCATTCGTAATGACATGCCCGTGGATTCGCCCGTCCTCCCCTACCATGTCAAGCCACGCATTCTTACCGTCGGCGAGTTGTCCGAGGCGTTTGCCGATGAGTAGGGACTCCTCCATGATGGCGGCGAGGCTTCGGACGCCCTCGGGGGCTGTGTCATCATCCTTGATGAAGCGGAAGGTCTCGTCGTCGATCTTCAATCGGTACTGCATGAAGTCATCGCAGTCCTCGGGGGTGTCGTAGAGGTCGGGGTTATCGGGGTGGTACTGGTGCATCTGCCGAAAGACATACTCGATCTGTTGTCGGCTGTTCGGGTTGAAGTCTTTGTACCGCTGGATGGGAACGCCCTTGACGTAGCCAAGTCTCTTGTTGTCCCGCTTTGGGATGAATACTTTGTCAGGAAGCGGGGGGACGGCTGCGGTGAGCTGTGCGGAAAGGACTGCACCTCGCTCGCGTAAGATTTGTTCAAGGTGGCGTGCACCTTCTACGTCGAAGGGGAAGCCGTTTCGCTCCTGCTGTGCCATAAGCCATGCGACTTCATGTTCTAAGCGGATGGCGCGTTCGCTGTATGCTGCCCGCATAAGACGCTCCATGAGTTTTGCTGTGACAGCAACGTCCTGGATGCAGTAGTCGAGCATCTCTGGGGTGTATGTCTCCCATGCGTTCTCCTGCGCTCCATAGTCACCCTTGTATTCGCCGAGGCGGTAACCCCATGCCCGAAGGCTGTGGGATTTGTAGAGTTTTGAGGGGAGCTGTCCGCTGCGCATAAGCCCGAGGTCGGTGGTCTCCAAGTTGGAATATATGAGGCGCGAGAGGATGAGTGTGTCCAATACCTGCTCGCGCTGTGCGCGGGAGACAACAAAGGCCGGATAGAATTTGCTGAGGGCGGGCAGGTCAAAGCTGATGATGTTATGGCCTACGATCTGCTCTCCCACAGTGAGTGCGCCCATAAGGCGTCTAACCCCCTCATAGACGTGAGAGGGGTCATAGCCTGTGGTATTTCCTGTCACACTGTCATAGACTGCCATACAGTGCAGCTTTGTGGTCTCCTCTAAAAGACCATTTGTCTCGATGTCGAAGATGAGCATACGCGCTCACGCTTTCACGCCGCAATAACGATTGACGAAATAGACCTGTCCCTTGCCTGTGACCTTTGTGGTGTTCTGGACACGCGTCTCGCCGCTCGCTGTGGTGATGACGCTTTTCTTGATGACAAACAAGCCCATCTGTGCCGCTCGCTGTGTGGGTGTGTTGTAGTCGGCGGCTTTCCTGTTGGAGATGAGGTACCCCTCGTGACGCAGCTGGGCATAGAGACGCTGCTCACCTGTTTCATAGCCGTTCTGCTTGAGGATTTTGGCAAGCTCACGGATGAGGATGGTGCCTTCGCTGTCCGCGACGGATTCAGCGAATCGGACTTTGGGTGCGTCGAGCGCAATCCGTTCGGTGGCGGCGGTGAGCTGGGCACGTGCGTCGGCAAGCATTTTGTTGGAGTAGACGAGGGCGCGGGCGACGACTTTCTCGGGGGTGTTCCAATCCTCCTCAAGCTGGATGAAGTAGCGTCGCACCTCTTTACCCTTGTCCGTGCGCTGAAGCATAGCGATTTCTTTTGCCATGGAGAGGGTCATGAGGTGGTCGGTGCTGGGACGACCGCCGGTACTTTCGGACAAATTTGTCCGAAAGTCTTTTCCCTCGGAAAAGCCGTATTCGCACATACGGGGAAACCACTTGCGGTACGGTGTGTCTACGTCCAATGCCATGTGGAGCTGGTGACCGCTGATGCGGATGTCTCCGCTTGCCTCATCGGTGATGGGGGTGATGAGCATATTTGTCATGATTCATTTTCCTTTCTTAGCTGTAGTAACGTCGGGCGGCTTCTTTCTGCCGCTCGTCGGAAAAGCTGCTGATGCGGCGCAGGTAGCCGATGATGCGTGTGCCGTAGTCGATGTCCTTACTGCCGCAGTGCTTGCAGTCCTGCCGTGTCTCGGGGTCGATGCTACCGCAGGTGTTGCAGATGGTGCATCGGGTGTTGGTTGTCCAGTAGGGTACGCCGTTCTTTCTGCACAGCTCAAAGATTTTCTTCGCCTGTGTAAAGGTGAGGAGCTGCTCAAGGTTGAGGTGTAGTGCACTGCCGCCGTCAAGGTGCTCGGTGATGTCCTTGCCGTACATCTCGATTTTGTCAAGGATGCTGAGGTCATCGTCCTCGACGCGGTAGAAGTAGGAGTTGTAGCAATCCCTCTGTGCGGGGTAGCCCGCCTCTCTGTCCCACTTGGCGTTCTTGACGCCGAGGTTTTCGGCGGGGACAAATTCGGTGTTGAAGCGATAGCCGTACATCTGCAACGCTTCTTTGTTCTTCGCCTTAAATACGGCGAGCAGTCCGGCAAGGGATTTCTTGTAGTCATCGTTGTTGTCGATGGTGTAGCCACAATGCTCTGCTTCCTCGACAACGCCGTTCAGTCCGATGGTGAGGAACTGCTTGCTGATGTCCATGTAGCCCGCTGTGTAGGCGGGGAGCAGTCCTGCGGCGATGTAGTCCTCATAGACCATACGATGTGCGATGAGGTACTGGTGGACGCGATCGATGACGCTCCCAAGGGCACCTGTCTGTGTATCACGAATGAAGCGGTGCATGTTGATGGTGATGACCTGTGCACTGCCTGTGACGACGCCGCCCGCACCGAGGGTGTAGCTGAAGGTGTTGTCGGCAAGTTCGTTGCGGAGACGGCAGCAGGACGCAAGGCTGTCTACGCTGTCAGACATATAGACAAAGAAGCTGTGTCCTTTCTCCATCTGCCCTGCGCAGTACCGCATGAATTCTGCGTCGGCGAAGCCGTCCTTCGTGGTGAGGAGGCTGGCGGTAAGGACAGGGAAGGTCAAGAGTTCCTTGTGACGCTCCCTCCGAAACCACTCCATGAAGAAGATTTGCAGTTCACGAGTGGACTGCATATCGACCTGTGTTCCGTCGGGGTAGTAAAAGCCACCGAACATTTCCTTCATGTAGGGACGGTCGAGAACGCTGATATTCCAGAACACGGATTGATCGCCCCGTGCGCTGGCGGGCTGGTTGAGGGCGTAGACGACGCCCTGTAGTTCCTGTGCCACTTCCCTCGTATGTGTCTTGAGGTAATCTTTGCCGTAGGTCTTGCGGGCAAAGTAGTCGAACATATGCAGGAACTCGACGGTGGCGACTGCGCCCGCGAAGTTGCTGGCAATCTGATAGACAAGGTTGACGAAGCCGCCGCAGAAGCTCTGTAGGTTCTTCGGTGCGCCCGAGACGCCGCCGATGCTCTTTGTCCCCTCCAAGAGGAAGGGATAGAGGCTGATGGAGGCGCAGTAGGGCTTGAGACTGGTCTCATCATGGATGTAGATGAGGTGGTTTTTGAGGTCGTTAATGTAGCTGTTTGCCACAGCATCACCGAAACGTTCACGCAGTTTCTCACAGACCATGCGGCGGTTGAGTTCGATGGTGTAGGGCTTATACAGCTCTGCCTCGAGGGTGGCGAGGGTCTTGTGCGTGACGTTGGCGTTGCTGTCTACCTCGCTGCCACTGGCGGGATTCTGTGCCTCGATGTAGCTCCGTATGAAGCCGAGGCGGTCTTTCATTTGATCGGGGGTGAGGTACATGGGGCTCCTTTCTGGAATAGGTGGGTGAGGTCGTGGAAGATGGTGTCTGTCTGTATGTATGAGCCGCTGCGGTCAAAGACAAAACGGGCTTCCAATTCGTAGAAGCGTTGGTTGGTACGGGGGCTGTCCAGTCCCCCCAGTTCTTCCTGATATGAGCCTGTTTTGAGCCAATGGAGGTTGCCGCGCAGTGCGATATCTTTGTCACGCTCCTCATCATCCCGCCCTGAGTACAGTCCGACGGGGAGGATGTTGCCGAGTGCCTGGCAGATGGTGATAAGGTCGTCGTCGCGGATGCCGTTGGTGGTACCGCCCATGAGGACGATGGCGTCTGCACCTCTCTCCGCTGCGTGTTCTACCATGCGTTCTACACCTGCAAGATCAGTGGGCGAGATGACGGTATCTGAGAGGTAGGGGCTGTGGCAGTTCGGACAGTGTTTTGAGCAGTTTCCAAGCTCGATGAAGTAAGAGATGTGATCGGGGATTTCGGTGAGGGTGGTGCCTGTACTGACAACAGGGACTAGAATGGACATTCGTCCTCCTCTCCTTTCTGTGTGTCTTTCGGTGTGTCGAGAGGGTCGATAGGTTCGAGGCGGTTGGTCTTTTTGTTAAACCGTACTTTGTCGGCAAGCCCTGTGTCTCCTGTGAAGCGACACTTTAGGACACGCAAACGCAGCACGTTGCGCTCGTCCTCGTCCTCTGTCTGCTGGTTGCGCTCGATGGCGAGGATGGTGTCGGGGAGCTGTTTGAGACTGCCGCTACCTCTGAGGTCGTCCATGCTGATTGTCCCGCCCTGCTCGAATGGACAGCTCTTGTTGTCTGTTTTCCGCAGGTGGGAGACAACAAGGATTCCTGCGCGTGTCTCTTCAATGAGGCTGCGGAGGCTTGTCATGAGGCGGTCGATGGTGCTGCGCTCGTCGCGTGCGGCGTCATCCATAGCGGTGACTGCAATAGTGATGTGATCTAAGACAACAAAGTCACAGCCGCCTGTGACGATCATGTAGCGTATCTTGTCAAGCAGGTTGTCGCTCTCGATACTGCCGAAGTGGTCGTAAAGGAGGATGCCACCGTCGCCGAATACCTCGCCGTAGTGCTGCCGCACTTCTTCTTTGACTTTTTCACTCCACATGAGATGCAGGGGCTTGCTGAGGTGAATGCTCATGAGGTCGCGTAGGGTTTTCTTAGGGGCTTCCTCAAGCATTATCATGCCGACTTTGAGCCCGTGTGTCATATGCAGGTCATAGGCAAGCTCCCGCGCTGTGGTGGATTTGCCGATGCCGCTGCCCGCTGTGAGTAAGATCATCTCTCCTTTGCGGATGCCGCGCGTCATGCGGGTAAGCTGCTCTGCCCATGGAAAGGCATAGCCCTCGGTGTCTCCGTCGTCTGAGAGAAGGATGTCCAGCATGTCTTTACCGTTATGGATGCCGTCGGGTCGGTATTCCTCGGCGTTCCAGATGGCAGAGATGATGTAGTCGGGGTGTCCTGCAAGGAGGCATTCGTTGGGGTCTTTGAGCGGGAGGTGAGCAATCTTGAGGCGTCCCGGCGGGAGGATGCCGCTGAGTTTGCGGACGGCTTTTTGTCCGGCGTCATCCATGTCAAACATGACGATGATTTCCTCGAAGCCCAAAAGCCAATCTAGGTTCTCACGGAAGATTTTGTCTGCGCTCTGGCATCCGAATGGGACGGAGACAACAGGGTATTTGTTGTCCTGTGCCTGTGATACGGTGAGGCAGTCAATCTCGCCCTCGGTGATGCAGAGCTTACGCCCGCTGTGGTAGAGATGCTGTCCGTAGAAGCGGTGCTGCTTTTTCCCAAAGACACAAAAGTTTTTGTCTTTGTCGCGCGTCTTCTGGAAGATGGCGCGTCCCTCGTCGTCGTAGTAGGTGGCGACCTGCAAGGGGCTGCCGTCCTCGGCGCGTGTGCATCCGTAGGCGTACTTTTGGCAGGTGTCGGCGCGGATGCCGCGTGCTCTGAGGGCGCGGTACTCCATGTCGCCGATGGGGATGAGATGTTTGCTCACTGCATTCGTCCTTTCTGTGGATGCGCTTTTCTTCCATTTCGCACAGACAAAGCAGTAGCTATGGTCGCTGTACTCTGTCATTCCGTCACTGCTGCCGCAGTCGGGGCATGGGAGATGGGCGCGGATGATGTCACTCATGCTGTCTCCAGTAGATAGGTGGAAGGTTGTATTCCCGTGCGATGGTGTCGATGGCGGCGCGTTGGAGGGCTGTGGTTTGCCCCTCGGGTGCGCCCATGAGGAGGATGCAGATTTTGTCCTGCCAGCCCTCGATGCTGGGGTCGGCGTGCTGGGTAATGGGCAGTCCTGCCTCTGCTTTGCCGTCGGGGTGGATGATGTAGTGGAAGCCGATGCTGAACCATCCTGCACGCATGACAAGTTTTTCGTACTCTGCGGCGGGGATGTCTGCCATGTTGTAGGTGAGATGGAGTCCTGTGGTTGCATCACGCTCCTTGAAGGTGAGGTTCTGTGGGTTCATGTTTAGCTCTCTTTCTTTTTGGGCTTCTCCTTCAAGCCCTGTGTGTCTTTCGGCGGTTCACGGAACCATGCGGCGGGGATGAGTTTCGCTGCATAGAGGAAGCCGTGCTTTTTGCACCAATCGGCATAGGTGGTCTTGCTACCTTTGTAGATTTTGTGGGTGGGGCTGCTGAAGATGAACCGTATGTCAAGGTGCGGGTACTGCTTTTTGATAAGCAGGTGTTTCTGGCGGTCGGCGGTGTCAAAGATGCCCTTTGCCTCGATGATGATGCCGTTCCGTAGGATGAAGTCGGGGGTGTAGGTGTGGGTGCTCGCGGGGACGGTGTAGGAAAGCGTGTGCCGCTCATAGACCTCTTTGGCTTCTATGGTTTTGATCTGGCGTGCAATGCTGTCCTCTAGTCCCGAGCGATGCCCCCTGCTCGGCTTGTAGCTGTATCTGCCCCCTCTGAGGTGTCTCAGAAGTCCTCCTCCTCGGCGGCAGGTGCGTCGTCAAACGGCGTAGGAGCAGTGTGCGTGTAGCCCTCACACGCCTCAAAGCCAAGGGAGGATGCCGAGACGCTGCCTGTTTCCTTGAGTTCGATGATCTGTACGCCTGTGAGACGGAGCGACACGCCGTAGTTCTTGTCGTTCATGTAGTAGGGCATGAGTTCGTAGGCGATGCGCCCGCGTGTGCCGCTGCCGATGCTGGTAAGCTCTGCGCTGATCTCTTTGCCTGAAGCGTCGAAGATGGGGACACAGCGTTCCCATGTGCCATTCTTGGTCTGGATGACGCGCTGCATTTTGAATTTGAAATAGTCTTCGCCCTTGTACGAGGTGACGCCGTTCGTGTAGTCGTACTTGTACTTGTGCTTCTTGCCCTCTTCGCTCTCAACGAATTTCTGCCATTCTTCGTCGATGGCGATGCTGAGGGCGTGACGGTCGGCATCGGTTTCGGGGAGGAAGGAGACGGCGAACTTGCCTGTGTCCTTGCCCTCGAATTTCTCGGTCTCGGTGAGGTGCGGGAACATGAATGTCCCGATGGCGGTTGTGCCTTTGCGGTAGGTTGACTTTGCCATGATGTGTTTTTCCTTTCTGGGTGAATTGGTTGATTCGCGCCAAGGCGCTTCTTTCTCTAACTTGTGTGCCACCAACGGATTCCCTTGTGGCTCTAAGGATAGCAGGTTTTTTGGAAAATCCGTTATCCACAGTTTCCACAATCAGCGAACATTTGGTTAGATTTTCAATTCCTCACCCTGTGCGGTCTGGTGAAGCCACAAGGCATACTGCAAGATTTTCGCAGTTTCTTTGACCTCTTTGTCTTTCTTGCCGAGGCGACTGGTGTACTTGATGATGTTGCCACGCAGGAAGCCCATGAATGCCTCCTTGCTCATCTGTGCCCGCATGAGCTGGATGGGCTGTACTGCGCCCTGATAGTGCTCGTCATACGCTGCCATGGATGGTGCCTCCTGTGCTGCCCGACGGTGCTGCACCGCGCTCGGTCATGGTGAGGATGTCAACTTCCTGAAATGTAACGTCGATGTTCTTCTCAATCATGATCTGGGCGATGCGGCTGCCGACGGGGACGCGAATGGTGTCACTGCCGATGTTCTCAACGATGAGGTTGAGTTCGCCGCGATAGTCGCTGTCGATGATGCCTGTCTGGTTGGCAAGGCGCAACTTGGTGGTGAGTCCCGTGCTGCTGCGCAGGAATACCTTCATGTGGTAGCCCTCGGGAATCTCAAACGCAAGCCCTGTGTGGATGAGGTGTGCCCGCTCTCCTCCCGCTGCGGGTGGGATGTCGGCGGTCTCAGATGTGTAGACATCAAAACAGGCTGCGCCGTCGGTCTTACGCTCGGGCAGTCGGACGCCCGCATGGAAGCGGTTGACTTTGACGGTGATGGGTTGGGTCTGGTTGGTTGACATGGGTTCTGACTCCTTTCGTGATAAGACAAAAAACCAAAAACCTGTGGGAAGGCTCTTTCTCTAACTTGTGTGCCAGCAATGGAAGCCTTACGGCTGTAGGGCTGCGGGGTTCGGGCATAAATGCCCTGGGAAGACAAACAAAAAAAAAGCCCGATCGGAGGGCTTTTCTGAAAAGACATACAAGATATATATATATATATTATTTATATTATATTACTTATATCTTTTCTTTTTAGAGAGTGTAGTAGTGTAGTGTCTATAGGTAACTGTGTAGATGCTTAGAGCTGCTTTTAGAAGCGTTAAAAGAGCAAGGAGGTGTATTGACTCCCTGCTCTTTTGTGTCTGCTAAATTTTTCTTGGATTTCCTTTAGTGTGCTAAAGAGTTTTAGTATTTCACTTATGCGGTTACTTCTTGTTGGGCTTCCATCCGATGCGCTTCAAGGCTTTGCGGACGTACTCGACGCCCTCAAGGCTGAATACGGTCTTCATGCCGCCGTGGCTGCTCCACTTGGCACGATGCCATTTACCGACGCACATGCCGTTGCTGCTGAACTCTGCGTACGGGTAGTAGATGCCATTCTCTTTGTAGCACATCTTGATCTCACAGACGAATGCGCCCATCTTGTTGAGGGGGTATCCGAGCATTTTTGCCATTTCGCGCAAGCCTACATAGCCTTTGTTGCTGATGAGGTGGTCGTAGGTTTCGACTTTCGGCTTTGCTTCTTCGAGGGCAAGGAGGGCGGCTTGCTTTTCGCGCTGCTCCTCGATCCAACGCTCGGCGCGGGCGATGGGGTCGTCGATCTGGTAGGATGCTTGTGTCTTTTTCAGTTCCGCTTCCATGCGGTTGAATGCGTTGATGTAGGCAATTTTCCACTGAAGGACGTCCCGCGTGTTGTTGAAAGACATAACCAGTAATGAGAATCCGTCCCTGTTCATCAGATATTCTTTGCGCTCTTCCCCTTTCTCATCCACATAGGTGGATTCGTAGAACCAACGAACTTTTGCGTCGGTTGCGTGAAGGTCAGCTTCGTGCTTTTCTACCGCCCGAAGTACATCGGCGTGACGCTTCGCGAAACGCTCGGCTACTTCACGGCTTGATACGACGATCTGTCCGTTGTGGTTGGTGAGGTTGATGATTTCGTTGGTGTTGTTCTGCATGGTGTCGTTCTCCTTTTCTACGGGGGTGTCACATTTCGTTACCCCCTTGTCTTTGTTGTCGTTGGCTTCCTTTGCGGCGATTGCCTTGAATACGTTGAGTTCTTCGGGTGGGATGATGATTGGCATGATGATTCTCCTTTGCTAAATTGTCAGATATTATTGTTTTATGGGTTTCCCCATTCTCCTTCTGCCCCACCTGCGGATTCCCTTGCGGCTCTAGGGCTGGCGGGTTTTTGGTGGGAAGCCGAAACAATAGCATTCAATCCTATTGTTTTGTCTTATGCGAAGCAATAATCTGACTTCTTTACTTCTTCCAAGTCTAGTTTCCCAAAACTCGGAAGATTAGGAATTTTATCCATGTCTTCATCCGCGATGAGATACGAGACTTGATGCAGGAAGGTGTCAAGGTGGTTCTGGTCTTTGTAAAGGTTCACGAACTCCTCTCTGATTGTCTTAAAAAGCTGTCCTGCGTGCGCTGCATCAGTGCCAAAGCTATCATGAATCATCATGAAGTTTCGGTTGCCCTTTGTAAATTCGCTGTTGACAACGCGCTGTAAGTGTGCTGCGTCCATCGAATGAATGAAATTCGGTGAGATGCCCTGCGCCTGTTTCCGTGTGTCGACTTCCCCCTCCTTCTCTGTCTGTGTGTAGAAGCGTACGCGGGCTTTGTTGAAACGCAGTTGCACGACTTCCTGTTCCATCATCATGTAGTTTTGCTGGACGGGAAGCCCGTTCGGTGTTGTCCATGTAACGACGTGGTTGTCTTTGCAAATGAGAGCGGCGACTTCTTGTAACCACGCCATGCCCTCTACGGCTTTGACAACAGTCTGCCCGACTGCATCCCAGATGAGCTTTGCCATGTAGCCCGCTGCTTGGTGCTGGCTGATAAAGGGGTTCTCATCAGGGTGATCTAGGACAAAAGGTCTGATGATGTCACTCAGTAGGTTCTCACGGAAGCCGTATTTCTTGCTACCATAGGCGAGTGTCATGACGCTGCGTTTGCATACTTTGCGGGTGATTCCGTCTTGAGAATACTTTAGCCTGTTAAAGCATATCCAGTTCTGCGCAAGGGTTTTGGTGCCGTATTCTTTACGGGGGTTGCCCTTATCATCCTTTTCCATGTTGCCCTTTTTGTCATACTTCCAGTCGTCGTCTGTTCCTGTCTGTGCGTCTTGCATGAGGACGATGTTGACTTTCTGGGCGACGATGTTGTAGATGTCCTGCACGCTGTCACTTGGTAGGAGGTTGACGGCTGCGCCTCCGATCTCGTCCCGCAGCAATCCCGAAAAATGCTGCAAGCCTGAGCAGGTGCCGTCGAATGCGACGGGAAGGGATGACACAAAGCCGACGGCTGTGTCGTGCTGCGCCTTGTAGTCAAGGAGCCTCTTCCATTCAAGACAAAAAGCAAGGAATTCCATGGGGTAGTCGTTCTTTGCAACGTCCGACCACCATGTAAAGCTGAGCGGGTCTGCTGCGGATGCGAGGATGTTGTCTTTGTTGTTCTCTATCCACTTGACGCGCTCATCGAATGGGAGCTTGTCACGTCCTGCGAGGTTCGCGCCGTGGATGGCAAGCAATTTTGTGTCTTCTTCCGCTGCAAGCGGGGACGGCTCTGCAAAGAGAAGCAATGCTTTCTGTATGTCATCGCCTTGTGGGCTGATTGCTGTCGGGATGGGATAGCAACGCCCCCGATAGTCGATGTTCCACGGGAAGTAGATTTTCCCGTATTCCGCGAATCGCTCTGCGGTTTTTAGTGCGATGTGACAGCGCAAGGCTTTTGTCTTGCGTGCTTCTTCCTGCTTATAAATTGCAGTCATTTTCCGCTTGTGCTCTTTCAGCTCCTCCTCTGGGGTGTCGTCGGGTAGCTTGGGGAGCTGCGGGATTGGTTCGGTGCGCGGTACGCCGCCCAGTTCTCCGCCGCTTGCATAGATGCTCTTGAGCACGCCTAAGATGTCCCGATTGATGACAAACGGGGTCTGCTGCATAGCGTTGAGGACGCTGTAGATGCGGTTGAGATTGACGGCTCTCAGTTTCTGGGCATAGTTGACAAGGAATGTGTTTGTCTCGATTAGCGGGATGCGCACAAGTGAAGTGCCGATCGCAGATGAACCGTAGTAACCGCCGTCGTGCGGTGTTGTCCATGGTTTTGGTGGGATGATTGTAGGCTGGAATTTGACAGCGTTTGCAATCAGTCTATTCTCGTTTGAAAACCATGTTTTCTCGAACCACTCTGTCATGGTGAGTGATTCCATTTTCTCCTTGCCAATGTGACGTGGTTCTGTGCGGTAGTAGTCACTGCCAGCTACAATCATTTCAAGGATTTTTGCCCCGAAGGTCATTTTGTCTTTACTGCTCCAGGACAATTTGGGGTAATTCCCCTTATTCATCCGATTAACTGCGTAACGGTCTTTGTAGGATGCCCAGACGCGCAGCTCAATCCCGCGTTCCATTGATTTTTGAAGTCGTTTGGCGTCTGCGCCCTGTGATGCTGCCCATTGGTAAAAACGCTCTAAATTAGCTTCTTTGCGAATTCCCTCCCCGATCTGGATAGCGACTGCCGAGACGGTTTTATATTTGGGGTCACGCGCTGTCAAGACACAATCAATAGCGGTGCTGTGTCCTACAAGTACAAGCAGGTTTTCAAGTTCTGCTTCACGATTGCGATAAATCGTGAGGAGTTCTTTCATGATGCGGAGCCACGCGCCACGTGTCGCTCTTTTGGGATGCTGCGCCTCTGCGATGAGTGCGCGAATGTTATGCCGACTGCTCTCCCATGTGTGAGACATAAACTTCTCTGCAAGTCTCCCCTGCCCCGCTTCTCCGTTCAGGCGTGCGGTTTCCAGCGCGGTTTTCAGATTGTTTTCTGCCTCCTCCTTTGCGGTGCTTTCAAGACGCAGCTGCGCGTCATAGAGATCGCCATATTTTTCTTTGTAGGTGTTGTATTCATCCTGCATTTTATGTGCCTCCTTGTTTTTTCTCTAACTTGTGTGCCAGCAAGAAATTAGAGCTTTTGTTCTAATTTAGGCATAAAAAATAGAAGCCTTGTTTATCACCTCCCTTCTTTTTGTCTATGTTCTATTTATTGGTTCTGGTATGCTGCGATCTGGATGAGACGAACGGCTTCAAAACAGAGCTTCTGAAATGTATACGTCCGGTTCGTCGATCTGTGCCGTTTTTGCTATTCTAAACACGATCATTTCCAACAAATTTTCCAATACATCGTTTCGTTTGTCGTCAAATAGGAATGTTGCTAGGGCTTCCAATCCGGATTGTCGCGGGTATATCCCCCCAATGACAATGGTATACTTCCCACGTAATCCCAACAGAGGTGCACCTACACCACGCGGGCTTTCCTTGACTGTGATGTATTTGCGTCCACGGCTTCCCAACACATAGACGTTATTTCCATCAATGTTGAGGGAAACATTATTGAAATAGGGCGTCCGGCTCGTAGACCACGTGTCATTTGCACATTTGATGTGACGTAGTATCGAACGGCTGAATGAGAGTGAAATATTGTTCATAGTTGCATTCTCCTTTTTCGTCTATGTGTTCTTAAAACATCTGTTTTATAAACCCTATCACATTCTGCGATGGGCTGCAAATTGCGCATCATCATGATAGGTATGTTTTGGGTTGCATGGAGGAGACACAAGGGCTATTATTTACGTCTCCTCCACTTTTTTGTGACTAGAGCCACTCCTACAGAGCCTTGCACTCCTTGACAAACGCGTTGAGGAGCTTGCTAACCTCCTCCACCTTCCCCGCCTTATAGCAGGCTTCCGCTTCCTGCTCATACTTGCGTACAAGCTCGTACGACGGGCGAATGTTACCAAACGGGCGGTATCCCGTGACAATCGCCGTTGACTGGTCGATGTGGAACACATCCGCGTTCCAGCCATATATACCTGCTGTGTAATAGTGCGGGTTGCGTCCCAGCAAGTACCAGGCGGCGCAGTACCCGATCTGTATGATGTTCGCGTAGCTTTCCCGTACCTGTTTGGCTGTTACTCGTGCTTTCATTTTTAGGACCTCCTAAAATTCTTTTTATCTGCTCTCATATCTCTTGGGCTTGTGAGCAAGGGACGCTTGCCCCCTGCTCTCTTCACCCGTTCATCTGTTTTATTCTGCGTCGTCATCGTTCTCATGGTACAAATTCATGACATCCGCAAGTTCAAACCAAATGAAATCATTCACCTCCATTTCTGAAGGGGTACCACTGAAAGCTTCTACGATCAGCTGAATTGCTTCATCCTCACGGTGTTGCTTCTGCACCTCCTTCAGAACATCGATAGCCCCACTCCATGAGTTTTCAAGAAGTTCCTGGAAGTTTAATGTTTTTTAACGATTATGGTTGCAAACATGTTCATAACTACCTCCTGCTAAATTATGCTTTATCCCTAGAGCTAGGCGGCGATAATGTGCGCTTATGTAGCCCGCCGCCTGTTTGCTCTCCCGTTAGCCTTAGTCCTTGTGTGTCCCGTCAAGGATTGAGAGGATGAAGTTAGTTGCGCTCTCCTCTCCCATTGCCCAGTCATTCCGGCGGTACTTAGCGGTGTATGCGATATTTTTGCCATAGAGGCGTACGCGCTCAATGCGGGCTTGCAGATCGTCCCGCTCTGCTTCCAGTTCCGCAATGCGGGCTTTCAGATCGTCCACGAGCCGCGACGCCTGTACGAGTTCTAAGGCGTGCTCTACGGCTGCATTCGCCGCCTTGTTGAGGTGCGCGTATTCGGCGCGGGCGATCGTGATTGTGTCTTTCTTCATGGTGCGTTCTCCTTTTTTGTGTATCCTTGTGTACCCATTAAGTTGTAAAATTTTTTGGGAACTCGTTGTTCCCGTTTGCTATGGTCACATCATACCACCCTTGTGTACCCATGTCAACCCTTTTTTTTCAAAAAAGTTTTGCCGATTGACAAAAAAAGCCCTCTGCGATATACTCTAGGTATAGTGTTCACAAGGGTTCACGGATTTTCAAAAAGTTTTGGAGGTGACAAAAAATGGAAAAAGAAATTCGCATTTCCATGCGGATAGACAAAGAATTAAAACAAGCGTTCTTTTCCTTATGTGCAGAAAGAGATCAAACACCGTCTAAAGTTATCAAAAGACTAATGCTGGAGTATATAGAGCGTAACAGCATCAAAAAAGACAAAAAATAAGACACACACACAAAAAAAAAGCCCTACACGCTGCAACGATCTGCATTGTGTAGGGCTTAATTCCTGCA